ACCAGGCTCCGGCGCTTCCTGGCGTCGGCACCGCAGACCGTCTGGTCTATCGCCACGCTGCAGATCAGCCACTCGGCAATGAGCAAAACCTACCACCTGTGGCGCGAGCCGTACGCGGGGCAGACCCTGGTCGACGGCGTGTTGGTCGACATGGAGCCGTGCAACATCGAGATCAAGCTCGCCGGGAGCGAAGGCCATCTGGACCAGCAGTTCGACATCCGTCTCGGGCTGGTCGACATCGAGGACGAGTTCCGCGAACAGCTGGACCGGATCCCGATCGACACCACCGAAAAAATCAAGATCGTCTATCGCGAGTTCCTGAGCGACGACCTGACCGTGGCTCAGGCAACAGCGGTGCTGCAGGCCGAGAGCATCTCGTATGCAATCGGCGCCGCAAGTATCAGCGCGGTGTCGCCGCGCCTGAACATGACACGCACCGGCGAGCTCTACGCGCCGAAAGAAATTCCTATGTTGAGAGGATTCCTGTAATGGATGTCAATGCCTACCTGGCCAAGCAGTACGACAACCCGCCGTGCTGGCAACTCGTTGCAGACGTCTACACTGCCGAGCTGGCCTTGCCGGTGACGGACTACAAGACCGTCAACGCTTCGATCCGGGCGATCGCGAGCGCCTTCCGCATCGCCTTGCACAAGTCGCCCGATGGCTTCGTCCAGGTCGCAGAGCCGGTCGACTTTTGTATTGTTCTCATGGGTAAAACGGCCGCCATGGGGCTGCACCACTGTGGGGTGTTCTACCAGGGCAGCGTCCTGCATGGTCTCACCACCGGCAATCGCTTTGAGGAAATGTCGGTGATCCGCGATGCCTATGCGGTGATCGAGTACTGGGCCCGTGCAGCATGACCCGCATCCGCTTATACGATTCCCCGTTCGCGGCAGCGGCGCCGCAGGTATTCGAGGCGCCGAGTCTGGCCCAATGGCTCCTGGATCACTATGGCGCCGCGCCGGCCGTCACCGTGCAGATTTTCAAGGGTGAGCCCTGCGCAGCCAATGAGATCAGCCGTGATGCCGAGGCGATCCTGGCGGGTGACTGCCCCGAATACGTGATACTCCAGAGCCCTGGCGGGCCGTATTACGCGGTTATCGCCATCGTCATGGCGGTGATCGCGGTGGCGGCCGTTGTGCTGATGCCGAAGCCGGTCATGCCCAGCAATGTGAACCGGACGCAGCAGAGTCCGAACAACGCCCTGGCAAGCCGCGAAAACAAGGTCCGGCTGCTCGAGCGGGTCGAGGACATCTACGGTACGGTCAAGTCGGTTCCATCCCTGATGATGCCGACCTATAACAAGTACATCGCCCACCAGAAGTTCGAGTATGGCTATTACTGCGTGGGCCGGGGCTATTACGACATCGCCGAGGTCCGTGATGGTGACACGCTCATCGAGGACATCGATGGGGCGAGCGCGGCCTTCTACGACCCATTCACGTCGCCGAACAATGGTGCGCCGGTGCTGCAGGTAGGGGAGCCGATCGTGGATGCGGTGGTGACGGCGAAGCGCGCGATCGAGGTCGACGGCATCACGCTCAAGGCCGCGAACCAGGTACAGCTGCCGGCGAACGCGAAGTACAAGTTCACGCCGGCGGCCGGCGGCGACAAGATATCGCAGGACGAGAAGAAGCCGAATTTCAACTCGGTGATCGAGCCGGGCGATCAGATCACCGTGGTGACGAACGGCTTCAACCAGACCAGCTTTCTAGGGCTCGACTTCGATGGATCGAAGGTCGGAGAGGCCTTCGTTTCAGGTCCGTATAACTACTCGGGAACCTACACGGTGGCGGCCGTTGGCGACGGCGAGATCACGCTGAGCACGGCCAGCTGGCCGGTAGCGATCGAGCTGAACAGCACGATCACCGTCGTCGGCGTGACCCATGTAACCGATTGGGTAACGATGCCGGCAGCGGACAGGACCGAGGTCTGGTGCAACGTGGTCGCGCAGAACGGTATGTTCAAGGACGACAATGGCAAGCTGCTGACCTCCGTGGACTTCACGATCGAGATCGAACAGTTGAGTGCAGCGCTGAAGCCCACCGGCACGGTCGAGACCATCACTGGCTCGCTGTCGGGGGCGGTACAGGACGAACGGGCCGAGACGGTCGAGCACGTCACCGGATGGGTAGGACCGGCGCGAGTGCGCATGTTCCGGACCACGCCCTTCGATTTCGACTTCAAGGGCACCGTGGTCGACGAGATCAAATGGGTCGACCTGTACAGCGTCTCGCCGGTGACGAGGGCTGAGTTCGGCAACAAGACTACCGTGCATACGGTGACGCAGGCGACAACGCGCGCGACGGCCGTGAAGTCGCGGCAGCTCAACTGCCTTGCATCGCGCAGGCTGCCGGTCTATGACGGAACGGCATTTTCTGGTGCGTTTGACGATGAGGGCCGGCACGTGCTGGGCTCGATCGCGGCGACGTCGAAACTTGTCGACATCATCGCAGCGGTCTCGGTGGATCCCAAGATCGGCCGGCGCGACCTGGCGTCGGAGGTCGACATGCAGCAGATCTGGGGCGTGCAGCAGGCTCTCGATGCTTGGAATCCCGAGTGCGGGCAGTTCAACTACACCTTCGATTCCGACAACACCAGCTTTGAAGAGACCCTGGTCATGATCGCGAACGCAGGCTTTTGCATCGCGTACCGACAGAACGGGAAGATTCGTCTGGCCTTCGACCGCGCGCAGGCGAATAGCACGGCGCTGTTCACGCACAGGAATAAGAAGCCCAAGTCGGAAACGGTGACGCGCAAGTTTGCCTCGGACTCGGAATACGACGGCGTGGAGTTCGTCTATTCGGATCCCGACAGCGGCCAGTCGGAGACGATTACGCTTCCTCTGGACGGGTCGCACACGAAAGCCAAAAAGTTCGAGATCGCCGGCATTCGCTCCTTCACGCAGGCCTGGCTCCGCGCCAACCGGGAGTATCGGAAGCTGCTCGGGCAGCGGATCACGATCGAGACGACGACCACCGCCGATGGCAGGTCGCTGCTCCCGAACGCGCGGATCGACATCGTCGACAACACGCGGTTCCGCTCTTGGGATGGGGACGTGGTCCGGCAGGCTGGCTTGACGCTGACGCTTTGCCGCGACGTCGAGTTCTCGCCGGGTGAGCCGCACAGCCTTGTGCTGATGCGGCGCGACGGGTCCTTGCAGAGCATCCCATGCCAGCCTGGCGATGCGCCGAACCAGGTCGTGCTGCAGGCGATCCCGGACGAGGAAGTTGTTACGCACCAAGGGCCGGATGGGATCCGCACGATCTTCAGCTTTGCTTCTGACAGCGGGCGTGCCTTGCAGGCCTACCTCGTGCAAGAGGTCGACCTTTCTGACCCGCCGTACGTCACCGTCCGGGCAATCAATTATTCGGCCGACTACTACGCGGCGGACTACCAGGCGGTGCCGGACAAGTCCGAGATCATCAACTAAGGAGGCATTATGTTTGAGCAGGTTCTCCTGCCGCACAGCGTGGTCGCGGGGCGCGTGCCTACGCCTGACGAGCTCGGCGTGGGCTGTCTCGCGATCAATCTGAAGGACAGGGTGCTCTACACGAAGGGATATGACGGCATCGTCATCCGCCTCGACGTTATGACGGGAGAGGCGATCATTCAGGCGCTGGGCTATACGCCGGTAAAAGGGAAGGGAACAGCTCTTCCGCAACCGGCCACTGATCAGGCATCGGCCATCGACCTGGTGAACAAGATCAGGACCGTGTTGATCGACTGCGGTATCGCTTCGTAACTCTCAAGAATTCCCAACCAGGCGCCTTCGGGCGCTTTTTTTTGCCCAGCTAAAAAGGAAATACATGCCGGCCATTACCCTCAACGACCTGAACAATGGTAAGCAGGACCTGGACCACATAGCAGAGCTCGCGACGTCGGCGGCGCCGACAGCAATGGATCGCCTCGGAAACGTGAAGCCAACTGTCAGAGGTGCGCTTGCGTCGCTCAAGGCGTTCAACCTGCGCGGCCAGTTCGCCGCCGGGGCCAACTACGCAGTGAAGGATGTCTACCTGTCCGGGAACGTCGCCTATGTCGCCCTCGTCGACCACGTGGCAACCACGGTCGCTGCTGACCTGGCTGCAGGAAAGGTTTCTGTGCACCAGGGGGCAACCCGGGAGGAACTCACTGCGTCGGACGGGGCAAGTAACGTAATGTTCTCGCAGGCCGGCGCCGGCGCCGTCCCGCGCTCGGTCCTCTCCAAGCTGCGCGAGATCAGCATCAGCATTACGGACTATCCGAGCCTACGTGCCGCGATCGACGCATTGCCAGCGCAGGGCGGCGTGATCGATATTCCGGTCGGCCGCTTCCCGGCTGGTGTCTGGACCTACGACACCAACTACATGGCGAAGGACAACGTCTTGCTGCGCGGCGCCAAGATGCCCTCGTTCTCGGCGGACGGCAAGAAGCTGGAAGGCGGATCCATCATCGAGGGCAAGTTCAACGTCTTCGCCAACAATTTTGGCCATGAGAATCTCGGCTACGACAGCGGCCAGGACGTGGTGGACCGGCTGTTCGGCGGCCTCGACACGCACGCTGCGAACCACCCGAATGGCGGGACGTGGGATGCCTTTGCATTCGGCCAGCCGAGCCAGGGCAATCCGCTGCCGCCGCGGCGTGGCTTCTACGCGCGCAACGTGGTGGCACTCTTGAAGGATCCCGGCAGCTACGGTCACGCGATGCTGATGGAGGGCTTCGACGGCGGCTTCATCGATAACGTGGTGGGCATGTGCGGGATCCACGCGCTGGTCATCAAGGCAAAGAACGTGACTGTCGGATCGATCGCAGGCTATAGCGCCTCCACCGACCACGTCATCCTTAAATCGGACAGCTACGCGAACGGCAACAACATCAAGATCGACACCGTCGAGTGTGGCAAGGCGCCGCCAGGTGTGACGCCCTGGTTCGTGCCGGTGCAGGCCACTTACGGGCTGTACCTGAACCCGGCCACGGCCAGTATGGATACGGTCAAGATTAGCAAGGCGCGGCTGTTCGGCGCGACGACGCTCCTGCGCGCGACCGGGCCGGCCGGGAACAACCTGGACAACCTGATGATCGGCCAGCTCGAGATCGAGGGCTACGGCCTGGCCAATCCGGTTGCCGTCAACTTCGATGGGCTCAACTTCTACCGTTGCAAGCTGGGGCAGGTGACAATCAACAACGTGGCCGATGGTCTTGCCTACACCCAGACAGCTGCGGCAGGCGGCTATGGAGCCGACCCGCTCGTTATCGACTCGGTGTCATTCGGCGGAACGATCTCGATGCGCGCGCTGCAGGCGATCGGGTATGGCCGTTTCGTCATCCATCACATGCGTGCTGCCGGCACTATTGCGACCCTGTATTCCATTGGTGATACAGCCCGCGTTCACGTCGGCCGGGAAGAGATCACCGGGAATGCAGTAACCACGAAATTCGGTGGCGCCAACGCGCCGGCCCTGACGGCTGGGTGGAAGCAGTTCGCCGGCAACCAGGCGTTCAACGTGAAGCTGGAAAACTACGGGGTGGTCTTCCAAGGGCTGCTGCAGCCGGTGAATGGCGGAACGCCGGCCGTGGTGTCGCTCCCGGTCTACCTGCGCTCCGCCGCTCCCACCCGCATGACCGCAGCCGGCCGCAACGCCGGCGGGCAGTACGCTCCTGTGCTGATCAGCTCGGCCCCCGACGTGACAAGCCTGCTGCTGAATGAGGGGCAGAACGTTGCCGGGGCTGAAACCTGGTTGTCGCTGCAGGGCGTTCGCTACGGG